TCATTTTGTACCGTCAGGGCCGGCGGTACCGTTTTTAAACAAGATTGGGCCCATACCGTTAATGACTTTCAGGCTACCTTCTCGTGTGGGTCTGGTATAGTCGTTTGTCATGTCGATGTTTTTGTGACCTAACCAGTGCATGACGGACATTTGAGGCAAACCGTCCTGAAGTGCTTGGGTTGCAAAATAGTGACGCAACATATGCGGACGAAGCTCAATTCCAGTTGCCTCTTTAACACGCTGAAACAGATTTCGGTTGATGTTGCTCGGATGAACCGGCATCCCAGTTTTCTCATTCAAATATATGAATGTCGCGGGCCCAATCTCACGATGAGTACGTGTCAGGATGTTCTTTGCATACTGAAGGGAATAGTCAATGTAGTCAATAATTGGGCCTGTCACATAGTTTGTGCGATAGCTGCTAGGGGTTTTTAAGGGACCGCCTAATGGCTGCTGAGGCGTTCTGCCAACGTAATAAGTGATTTCATAGTATGGTTTGCCTTCGGTTGTTCCTCGTTTAAATGAACGAAATTGGAGGCCAGCGAGTTCTTCACGCCGCTCACCAAGAGTCAAAAGGTACAGCATTGTAAGCTGGTACTTATTCAATAGTTTCTGGGCAGTGTCCATAAACTTTGCATAGTCTTCATCGGTAATAGAAACATCTTTAGGCGGCTTGGCACCATTAATGAGGATGCCTCTGAGCATGTTCTTACGGATAATGTCGTTGTGCTCAGCATCGTTCATGATGATCTGCATGACTGAGTTAAGTGTACGCATCGTGGTTTGAGCCAAACCTGATTTGATCTTCTCATCAATAAACTGCTGATATTCTGATCTTGATATTTTGCTCATCGGGCGATTACCAAATCTTTCTTGTAGGTGCTTTCTATAATATGTCTTTTTTTGAATAACTGTAGCTGGCCTCCAAACGCCGAGCTCCTCACGGTTCTTCACCAAGGCGGAAAAATAAGCATTCAAGGTAACACCGCGGTGAGTTAGAGGATTAATGCCACCCGTAACTAAGGATGCTTCAAATCGTTTTAATTCGCCTTCTGCATCGTGCCAATTTGTAAATCCCGATCTTGTGTATTCATCACGTTTTCCTACACTATTTTTAAATCCACGACGAATACCATATCGAGTACCGCGTCGTGTTTCATACCTATAAACATTAGGGTGGTGAGGAACTTCTTTCCATTTACGCACAGCGTTCATATCCTTTCATGTGTAGTTTTTGGGTTAAAGTTCAAACGTATGTTCGTTATGTCCTTAAAATAAAACCCCGTTATGGGGTCGAATTATTGCATCTTTCTAACCATCATCATGAGCACGCCGATAATGATAAAAACGGCTGCCCACCAGAGGTTGCTGCCGGGCTTATCAGGGTCAATGAGCCAACGAATCCAATGCTGCCTGTGGCCAAACAGGGCGAAGTAGACGCCTATAAGAACAATGATGAGGCCAATGAAGTGTGCCTCGCTTAATGTATCTGGACCATTCATAAGTGCATCTCCAAGAACTGAGCTTAGATTTCGTTTAGCTTGCTGAACTCGATGTCATTGTTGTATCTAATCTTGACGGTTAGTGGGGTGCAACGAATGATAACGGGTCGGTCATACTGTAACGATTTTTGAAAAGAATTGAGGCTTTCCGTAAAGCTTGGTAAGGCCTCCTCAGCGGTCAATACAACGGCCTTTGCACGTAATAGCAACGATGAGTGGTGTAGCTCATTGAAACAGTAAACAGCCACCACAGGCTTCTCTAATACGTTGTGAATGGTAGTGGTGTCGCGATTAGTGTAAAAAAGAATCTCTTTAAGCGATCGGTGTGATTTCAGTGGTGTCAGGGAAACTATATTAGGGAAACCGGTATCGGTATCAAGCGTAGCTACCTGCATAACGGTACACTCTCGTAACAGTATATCGGCCTGCCTGATCGTTGAATTTGCCATAAGTAAGACTCCTGTCTTAACTATTAATTTGATGCGAGTAGCTATGTTTTTAACCGTTGATGGTGAAGGCAATTCATCTTTGCTATAATTAGGTGAATAGCATTTAATACTAGACCCAAACAAAGAAGGTGACACAGTGCTTTTCACATTAATTCTTGTTGCTCTGATTGTCAGTCTTATTGTCGTTGTAATCGCTCTACGGATTTACACAAATGGTTTGGTAAAAGAACTTGCAATCATGGAGCGCCGAATAGACCAGAAAATCAGTTTAATTGCTAATAAGCCCAGTAGGTGAGCAAACTTCATCGAACCCAAGAAAGGGCGGTAGTCAAAATGGAAAACAACGTTGAAAAAGTTGATAAGGATCGAGTTATTGAGCAAAGTTATGTGAGACGTGATTTAATGGCAGCCGTGTCGGAGCTGTTGGATTCCGCTTCAAACAAGCATTCCACGAAAGAACTAATAGATGCTGTGTTCTCCGTTCAGTTTGCGACGATGGCATTGAAACATAAATCAAGCTTTGCCGGTCCTCCCGGTTTACGTGGTTGGGACGGAGAAGAGTATTGATATTTTTCTCCAGCAGTCCGTTTTTCCTTGCTGCGAAAGTGTTTGCAAGTTTGAAGCCAACGACAGTTCATCATTGAGACATTTAGCAAGGATTACGTCTTTCCAACGGTCTTTTTGATGCTCGAATATTGGCAAAAGCTGATCGCCTAGATACCAAATGTGTGGGCGCAAGTTTGAACGCGACTCTTTACGTAGCGAATCTCTTAAGCCAACAGAATTATCTGAATCGATATAAGCACAATTTAAATTCCACGGCTTTGCCGCAGCACCTCGCGAAATGGATGAGTAGTTACGAAAAGCCTTCTTGTCCGTAGCACTCTGCAATAGCCTGTTTCTTAGATTTATGTGTGGAAGTTCATGCAGAATATGGCGAGATGCCGTCTCACATAAGGCCTCTTCTAACCACTTTAGATTTGAAGTGTCCGAAGGACTGCTAATAAGCCAGTGACAGAATTCATGCGAAAATTGGTAAGCAGCCTGCGCACGATATAAGCTATTTGTCACACTCAAAACAATTTTGTGTTGATGAGTGTAGCATACGGGGTTGTTAGCATTGGGATCGACAGAAATCTTGAGAGGGAGCATTGGAGAACTTTTGAATCTAAATTCCATTTTTTTGATGATAGCTTCGAACAAATCAGCGAGAGCCTGCAGGTTTTTCTGATTTCGTTCATCCATGTCGAGGCTTATATCGGGATATTTTTTTAATTTAATGGTCGTCATTCTTTCCTCCGGTGCCAATTGCTATAGCAGTGAACTGTCTTTCCTCTTAGCCCTCGCCACCGGGGCTATTTTTGTGCCCACTGCCCTAAAGGCGAGAGGGGCTAATTCTTCCAGTATCCTATACGTGAAAGCAATATGAATCCAATAAATATGATGAGGCCAAAGATAATATTTGTCGTAAACACCCATACAAGTACAGAAACAACTAATCCTATTAGCAACAGGCAACCCGCATTACTTTCACGAGCTTTTTGCTTTCTAATGCCGTTAGCAACTTTATTTTCAAAATCTTTATCTTTATTTGCCAAGTATAATCACCAATCCCCTTAACAGGTCATTTGCTGCTGTCATCGCTAGTAAGATGCGCTACTATATCTTTTATGTTTTCGCTGTTTTGGTAAATATCGATTGGATGTACGAAATCAATTTGAGTATCAGCATCATCGTGCAATTCAATCCAGTTTCTATTTTTGCGGAAGTAGACTCGGAGTATCCATTTTCTGATATTGTCATCAAGCAAAACATTGAAGTAACTTTTGTTATCACGATAAAAAACGCGTTCTTCATCAAGCTGGTCACGAAGAATTATTTTGACAGTTGTGTATGCTTCTATTTCAGCAGGAGTCGTTACTATTTCGCCGTCATCGGGCTTCTCATCAGCACTTTCGCTTTCTTCATCATTTTTTGATTCTGCCTTTGAAGATTGTGTAATAGGGGTGGAACTAACTGATGAGTTAAGAGCAGAACTTAGTTTGTCATTCACTTCTTCTTGAATCGCCTGCACAAAGCCAGCTTGAATTATAGGCGTAAATTGTTCAATGTTCGTTTGGGTAGCGCGTTGGTTGAACACCTTAGATAAAATAAAACGGACGTATTCTTCATCAACCGACTTTAACTGACTGGTAAGGTAATCTCTGAATTGATTTGTATATTTTAGCTGTGATGCAGATGACGAAATACTGTCCTCATCAAAGTTATCCTTTACAAATCTGAAGAGTTCGGAAATCTGACTGTCTCGCAGTAGACCTAGGTGAATGGTTAAGAAAGGTTCTGAGTCCATCTTATTCTCATTATCTAGATCAGTAAAAAACCTGTATTCCTCACCATTTGTTAAAATACCGAACTTGGCGTCTGTAGTTCCGAAATATCTAAATAATTGGGAATCATGGTTATTTAGGTCTTCATTAATTGCCTTGCATTCAACAAGGATTTGAAGTTTTCCGTTGATGACAATGGCATAGTCAACTTTTTCTCCCTTTTTAATGCCGACATCTGCAGTGTATTCTGGTATGAATTCCAGAGGATTAAAAATGTCATATCCTAAAGACTGGAAGAATGGCATAATAATTGAATTTTTCGTAGCCTCTTCCGTTTTTAAGCTGTCTTTTAACTGATCAACTCTCTTAGCAATGGTTCTTATCTTTTGTGCAAATTCGTCTTTTTCCATTTTTAATCCTCCGTCAATATTATTTGTGACCTAATGTATAACTTCGAAGTAGCGCCACATCCAGTGGGGCAGTTCATACTGATCCAGAACAGCATTGTAATTCATAGGAGAAACTTCCTGATCGCCGAAAACAAGCTCAAACATAAAACAGTTTGCTTGATACTCGTTATCACCAACCATAGGCTCAGCTCCCACTCTGCTAAAAAAGTTGGTGTCTAATCCTCGATGCATTTTGCAATGACCAAGCTCATGGGCACAAACCGCTGTTGCCTGACAATCGTTAAGCGACCAGGACAAGACTATCAGTGGTATACGGCTAATTTGCATGCTATATCCCAGTATATTATTGCCTAGGTCCCTTCGATGAATAGAAATACCGTCACGTTTAGCAAGCTTAAAAGGGTCACTAGTTCTGTATCGATTAGACATATGATCAGCAGCAGCTAGCGCTTCACTTTCCGAATATCCCAATAGAAGTCACCCCCAAGTCACTCTTCGCTACCGCGATACTTTTTAGGGGTGAACTTCTTTTTTGCTAGTTCTTTGGCCAAAATGATTGTCTGTCTCATTGAGGCTTCTAACAAAGCACGGTCTTCATCCGTAAGTTCGCCCCCATTTTTGAAATAATTAACTCCAGTTTTCCCAGTAATGCCATTCATAGCATCGTTCAGAATGGCTTCAACATCTTTGTAGTCCTTGTCTGTCAATGAATAGTAGTGGCGTTTATCCGAGTTTCCAAGAAGATAGTCAATGGAAACATCAAATAATTTAGACATTTTCCTTAGGTCTTCGTTGCTTACACCGCGTCTATCATTTTCCCAGCTAGTGACAGTGCTTTGGCTCACGTTCATTTTTTCTGCAAGCATTGGCTGAGTCATTGAGTGCTCTTTACGCAAGCTTGCGATACGTTCTCCAGTAGTCATATAAGCACCTCCACGATTAGTATTATATGTTGTACTCTTAGTAATGGCTATAAATATCAAAAAATATGTACAAAAAGAGTTGACATGTACAGTTAGTAACTGTACTATATGTACATAAGCAAAGGAGGTCATAACATGAAGTTAAAGCAAGCTCGAGTTCGATCTGGAATGAGTCAAGAAGAGCTAGCAAACCGTGTTCATCTGTCTGTCTCTATGATTCAGTCAATCGAGAACGGACGGCGAGATGGCTCTACAAAAACATTGATTGCTTTGGCAGCAGCGCTTAATACAACGCCAAACGATCTTTTGTATGGAACCGATAATACTATTAGTACAAGTAAACACATTCCCGCCCAGCGAGAGGAGGCAGTCAAATGAACGAGAAAGATCCTAAGCCTTTGCAAGATTATACGAGGATTATCGTTGAAACAGACGAAAAGCACCCAAAAACCATAGCAATAGTCACGGCAGATGACTTTGAGCTTGCTGATGGTTTTCGGGTGCGAATGACACCTAATTATAAGAATTAGTCTTTGTCAATTGGTGGATGAGGATCGTTGCCAAAACTGTTTTTCAAGTTAATCTGGCCATTCTGTTTTTGGCTTATAACTTCAGAATTCTGGTTTTTGGCAATCTCGGTCGCAAACTTCAAAGCATCTGATTTCTTATCAAATATCTTTGTTGGTTTCGAGTTTCCTTCTCCATGAACAGACCATCTACCGTCCTTTGGAGAAATCCATTGGTTTCTACCCATTTTATTCACCTCCCTTCGATGCAATTATCGCACTCGGTGGAGGCAATCACACAATATTCAGTTTTCAAGTTAAGGAGGTGAGCTACATGGATCGAGAGCAAATGATCGAAGCGCTTATGAGCTACCGCGATGATAAGCCCAAAGCTTTTTGGGAAACCATGGACGATGACATGCTCGAAATGGCAATCAGCGCTGAGAAAGAACGTGCAAGGAACGAAATGATTGATTACCTTGCTACAGCTTAATCATCGCATATATCGCCGTGAAACTACTACATCGGCGGTACACATTTGAAGGAGGTGTGGTTATGGCAATTAACATCTTTCAGGAATTTTCAAGAGGCCTTCAAGAAGAGGGCCTAACTCGTAAGAACTTGGCTGCGAAAATGCACGTTACGCAAGCCGCTGTCAGCAATTGGGAAGCAAGAGGCATACCAGACGATAAGCTGATTCCCATGGCACTTGCAATTGGCAATGATCGCTTTCTAAAAGCGGTGATCGAATATCAAACCGGATTAAGAGTCTTTGCTGATGATCTCGATACTGATAATCCGCTGGTTGTTTATCTATACGAAAAAATGGCCCAAAAGAAATTTGAAGAGGCTAGAGAACGAGCAGAACCAGCAATGTCTAAAGGACGTGATCACTTCACACCAACCGACGTGAGCAAGATCAGATCATACATCGATTCAGGTGAATCACTAGTTGAAAGTCTGGAAAGTCTAATCGGATCACTAAAGTCCCAAATCAGACCAGTAGAGAAGGTGAAAGCATGGATGTAGCGGTGAAAGTTAATGAGGACGACAAGCTTGCGGAACTCATTGCGGTTCATCTTGCAGACAATCTTAAGCCAGTGGTTCAGGCGATGGTAAACAAAGCTGTTGAAGATGCTTTGCCTGGACACGGAATGAACAAGGGCGAGTTAAGTGCAAAGCTGAAGCTGTCACTTGGTACCGACGCCTTTGAACGTATTGCATATCAATCAGGTATGCCACGATACGAATCTGGCAATGATGGTCGCAAGAAGAGCGACAAGTCTCGTGACCGTTGGTACTCAAAGGCAGTTGACAAGTTCATGGAAACATACACGGAGGACTAACAATGCTAGAAGCGATCATGTCAGTGCTGTTCGACCCAACATCAGCCTTTTGGAAATATCTGCTTGTAACTCTTGCCGGTATCATGATTGGCGCCACGGTAGCAGGAGGTTGGAAACAATGGACACGTTAGGAGGAAGAACTATGCGTGATACGAAGGCATATTGGCAAGACATTCATGATCAAGCCGAGAACGTGATTTACAAGAGCCACGGAGATAGCGGTTGGCTTTGGATGTTCGAACTTAGTCAACGGATGCTCAACAAATGCGCACAAAAAAATCCCATGGCTACAACCACGGGAAGTCAACAATATTGCAGATATCATTATGTCTCAAGTTTATCACGGAAGGCGGTTGATGACCATGCTTGATTGGAAAGGGAAGCCAATTCCTTTTGACGAAAGTGTCATCACCAATGTTGGACCTGAGGGTGACAACATCAAAGATGATCCAAAAGAAATCCGTAAATACATCTTGGTTCAGCTTAGTGGCGTTGCCATTGCTGCTAATGATGAAAGGAAGCTTGACTATGAATAATGACATTGCAACAACGGATACCCTGACTTATCGGGTGGACTATGAGAAACCAAAAATCACATTTCACAATTTTGAAGAACTTAAGGCTCACATAGAAGAGCGACTTACTAAGTATGAAAGCTTGGCGGTTACTCCTGACACAAAAACCGACATCAAACATTCTATCGCTGAATTGCGATCCTTGCGCAAAGCTGTTGATTCTCGCCGCAAGGAAATTAAAAAGGACTATGAGGCACCTCTCAAGGATTTTGAAACCAAGGTTAAAACGCTAACAGGATTGATTGATAACACGGTCAGTCCACTGAACGACAAGGTGAAAGCCATCGAAGATCAGGAACGCGAGGAACGCCGTAATGAAGCAATTACACTTATTTCGGAGATGGCCCCAAATTATGACCTGATTCCTAGCGAGATCGAAATAGAGAATGAGTGGCTCAATAAGATTTCAAAAGCAAAACTCACCAAACTGATTGGTGATCGCATGGGTTGGCTTCAAAACGAGAAGCGTCGAATCAAAGCAGATCGCGATGCGACCACTGCATATGCCAAACAAGCCGGCTTTGACCCGGAAGGATGGACTGCCTTGGTCGAACAGGGACAAGGTTTTGACGCAATTCGGTTGCAGATCGATTCTGCTGCGATGAAGCGCAAGCAGGAACAGGATCGGCAAGCCAAAATCAAAGAATCTGCTGATGCGATTGCTAAGCTAAACCGGGCAACTGTTGAAACAAATACTGGACAAACCAATATTGATTTGACGACGGGTGAGATTGTCGAACCGAAGTTCACACGTGCAATGCGCGTTACCGCAACTGAAAAACAAATGTGGGCATTAGCCAGATACATGGATGACAACAAAATAAAGTATGAATCACTTAAGGAGGTTTAATCATGCAAGAAATTCAAGAACGACAGCCAAATGAAACTTCATCAATGGGGCTGATTATGTCTGTAGATCAAGGCCAAGCAACTAAGGAAATTGCTGCCATTAATCAATTCCAAGGCCTCATCAACAGCCAACTGAAAAAAGATCAAGATTATGGCGTTATTCCTGGAACACAGAAACCTACTTTGTTAAAGCCGGGAGCAGAGAAGATCTTAATGTTTCTTGGCCTAAAAAGTGAGTACCAAGTGGTAGATAAAGTTGAAGACTTTGACCGAGGCTTCTTTGCTTATACCGTTCAAGCTAGTCTCTATCATGGGTCTGATCTAATTACACAAGGCTTGGGTGCCGCAAACACAAAAGAAACACGGTATCGGAAGAACAACTTTAACAAACAGACTCATAAAAAAGACCCGTGGGACGGAGTCAGTTACCAAGATCCGTATACTTTGCAAAACACGGTGTTGAAGATGGCTAAGAAACGTGCACAAGTTGATGCCACATTGACTGTTGGATCACTATCTAATGTTTTCACGCAAGACGTTGAGGACATGAAGGATTTCAACCAGCGTGAGACTACCGAAACCATGAACAATGGCGATGCCAATACTATGAAGATTACATTCGGAAAATATAAAGGCCGAACCATAGGCGACGTTGTCCAAAGTGACCGCAGTTACCTGGAATGGCTTGAAAAGAATGCAAAGGATGCCTCAATGCGCCAAGCGGTTGCAATGACCCTACACGGTCAAAATAATCAGGCACCACAACCTCAAGCACCGACGCAACATCAGCAATCTAGCCAGCAATCGGAATCACAACAAACCCAGACACAACGTCAAACCCCACCATCAACCAATCAGCACCAGGCCGGATCCTACAATGGAATGCCGCCAGCTCCAAGCGATGCGGATGAGCCACCATTTCCCTTCTAATAAATCAGACGATATGGCGTAACCATACGGACGGGTGTGAGGCCCATTAAGAACAGCAGGAGGTGACTCACCGCATGGATTTATTCAAGCTAATTCGAGAGTTCTACATTCAGCAAAGCGTTAATCCGCTAAGCACAGGACAGATAGCATTATGGCATGGGCTGGTTTACCAATGTAACCAGCTAGGCTGGCCAAGCGAATTCAATATGCCGAATCGAACACTCGAAACGTTGACTGGTTTAAGCCGTCAGGGCATCGTCAAAGCCCGCAACGCGCTAAAGCAGTCAGGGCTGATAGATTTTCAAACTAACGGTGTTAAGGCAACGACCTACTCAGTCATCGATATTTCACGAAAACTTAGTACGTCAGATAGTAGGCAACCTAGTAGTCGAGCTGATGACAGTGTGTCAGATAGTAGGCAACACAGTAGGCAACCTAGTAGGCAACACAGTTTACAAGGTAGTTTACAACCTAGTAGGCAACACAGTAGCACATACACTAAACAAGACGAGACTAAACTAGACAAAACTAAACGACAACAGACTACTGCTCCAGTAAAGGCAGCAGAGAGTCCTACTGAAGAACCGTCATCGTCGTCATCATCAATTCTTGATATTTGCAATTTCTGGGAAGGCAACGGGTTTGGACAACTATCACCGTTCACCAGAGAAAGCCTTGTTGATTGGGTTGATGACATGCGAAAAGCAGGATCACCTGAACCTGAGAAGCTAGTTCTGAATGCGTTGCGGACTGCAGTTGAAAGCAATGTCAGAAACTACAAGTACGTCAACGGCATCTTGAAAAACTGGGAGAGCAAGCGTCTTCTCACGGTTGCTGCTGTCGATGCAAACGATAGCGAACGCAAAACGAATCAACCTCAGCGCCGTTACGGAAAGCCAGTTCGGAATGAGAAATTGCCTGATTGGGCTGAATCGGGTTACAAACCAGAACACAAAAAAGTGTCCGCAGAAGACAGAGCCAAATTGGCTGAGCAATTGCAAAAGCTACGAGCATTGGGCGAAAAGAATTAGGAGGGAAGCATATTGCTAAACAGTGTCTCACTAACAGGCCGACTGACAAGAGATGTTGACTTGCGCTACACGCAAAGCGGCACGGCGGTAGGATCATTCACGCTTGCTGTTGATCGCAAATTCAAGAGCAAAAACGGAGAACGAGAAACAGATTTCGTAAATTGCCAGATCTGGCGCAAGTCGGCTGAGAACTTTGCAAACTTCACCAAAAAAGGATCCTTGGTTGGTGTTGAAGGCCATATCCAAACACGTACGTACGATAACGCGCAAGGGCAGAAAGTATTCGTGACCGAGGTAATCGTTGAGAATTTTGCTTTGCTTGAGTCACGACAGGCGTCTCAGAACAACCCTAAATCACAGCAAATAGCCAATGCATCAGCAACAGCGACCACAAACGCGAGTCAAACGACTCCAAATGATTCGCGAGCGAATACCACGGATCCGTTTGCTAATAATGGCCAGCCGATAGACATCCAAGATGATGATTTGCCATTTTAAAACAGGAGGAAATCATGAATAAATATCTGAACGAATTAATTAGCAAAATTAAGTCTGGTGAATTTGAGCTAATAGAAACAACACTGTCCAACAAAGAAATCGATAGCGAAACAATTCAGACAACTTATGGGTTCGTTGTTAAATCAAAAAATCTCCATCCAAAAAAATAGATGGAGACGAAGACTAGAATTCCGGCAAACTTAGCAGATTATCGCGCCTAGTATCGTTCCCTACAGTACGAATGTATGCATGCCCAGAAGAAGGGTGAACAGATGTTACTGAAGCCTTGGTTAATGACGATGTCGTGTAATAATACTCCATCTTATCATCAATATAAATTACCACTTGTGGAACTGTTTCGATGGTGCCATCCGATAACTTAACCTCTGTAATTTTGTCGGGAGTATCTGGCAGATATCCCTCGGTTCTGATCGCAACGATTTCAAAAGCCATATGCTTAACCTTCTTTATATAAATTTGCAAATGTTCGGAGTTTTGGAGGAAACGTGCGTACATTTGCTTAATAAATAATATCAAAAAGTTATACATGTTGCAATATAAAACACCATATATTGGGGGTGAACAAATGAACAAGGCACAATATGTCGATGACTATTGGACGAAAATTCAAAAACTAATTGACAAAAAAGGCATTACAGCAAGCAAATTATCACATTTAGCTGGATTTCCAGACAATGGCTCCATCTATGCGCTGAAGTCAGGCCGAATTAAGCGACCGAGTTTCTGGATGATCATGAGGATTGCGGACGCATTAGAAGTTAGCACGGAGGAACTGAGACCTGATAAACAAGGAGAGGCAAAAGCATGACACAAGTAACAGTGCGTTTATACAAACAGGGAGACAAAGTATGGCGCGACTTCAAGGCTGAATTACTTAAGCGCTATGAAAACTCAGCAATGCTAGACATCTCAAATAGTAAAGCATTCTCAAAAATAGAGAAACAGGAGTTCAATAACCGGATCATTGTGTCAAAGAAATCAATTCTAGAGAAACGTGCGGTAGCCGGTATTGATGACAGCGACATTTTGAAGACTTCAGTCAACAACGGCCTTAAAAAGATTTCAAAAAAGCGAAAAGAAGCCCGTGCCAAATACGCGCGTGGGATTGCAGAAGCGGCCTCACAATGCGACACGCTGATTGACGTTGCAAAACGGATTGGGAAGTCAACAACGTTCGTGAAGCGAGTTGCAAGCGAGTTTGAGATCAAGTTACCGCGCCGCAACAACGGCCATGAAGAGATCGTGAGCCGTTAGCAATGGTTATCCGCAAGAGACGCAGAGGCAAGTACAATGCGCAGCCAGTCGTAATTGATGGCATTCGATTTGCAAGCAAAGCAGAGGGCGCCTACTACATGCTGATACGCAACAAGCCACAGAAGGTAACGATTCAAGAGCCGTTTGAGATTCTGTCTGCATTCAAGATCAATGGCAAACGATACTCGGCAAGAAAATACAAGCCTGATTTCTGTTTTTATGACGGTGAAAAGCTTGCAAAGGTTGTTGACGTTAAAGGCGGAAACGCGACTTTGACTACCGATGCCAGACTGCGAATGCTGCTGTTCATGATCAGGTACAAGATACCGATCACGATTGCTAGATATGACTATCACACAGGGCTATTCACGGAAGAGCAACTTTAAAAATTAAGGAGAAAAAATCATGAATAAAAAATTGACATTTACAGTAACTGTTTTAGCAGGACTTATGTTTGGGGCAGGCGCAACCGCTATTGCCGACAATGTTTGGCAAGGCCACCAGAACATCGTGGAGACCAAAAACAATATCGACAAATTGACGGCTAAGATCAACGCTTCACAATCTAGCTTGTCAGATTTACAACATCAGTTGTCTGACGCGCAGGCACAGTATGCGGCACTCAAACAGCAATACGACAACGATATGGCAAGCAAGGACGCACAGATTCAGCAAAAGATCGTTGAAGGCCAGAAAGCAGTCGCCCAGAAACAGGCGGAGGTCGATGCTAAGCAGCAGACAATTAATGACCTTACATCACAGTTAGAAGCCGCCAAACAGGCAAACAATGACTTATCACAGGCAATCAAAGACGCACAGACAGGAGGAAGAAAAATGAGCGAAGAAAAACTGTACGCGGTGAAGAACGATGAAGGCAAATACTGGGACTTTGAAGACAATTTAAGGTTTAACAGATTTGAATTAGCATCTCGTCCTCTTACGTCAAGCAACGATTTAGCTTGCAGGGCAGCATTTAAATACCATGGCCACGTTGTTACGTTCATTCAGGAACCTAAAAAGGTAGTGCTAACAAAGGAACAAGCTGAAATCGTTGAAAATGCTCGCGGCAATAAATTTCCGTCAGATTATATGTCTAGCGAGTCTGATGATGAAGAGTTGCTGATGGAGGCATTTGTCAACGGCTACACCGTGGCAAAGGAGAAGAAATATCTAGTGTATAAGGAACTAGGTGGCAAACAGAAAAACAAACTATTTGCTCAAGCATACCGATCTTCAATTTATCCCGGGACCATCTCATGGATTCTTACTAATGAAGTCAAAAGTGGGTCATGGGCTCAGTTCACTGAATCAGAGATCGAACAATACGGCTTGCAAGACTGCGAGAAAGAAGAGGTGACTGACGATGAGCAATGAGACGAAGCGGGACGTGTTCGAGCAGCTGCTAAATGCATATCAAAATCTAATTTCCAAAGACAATGATGATGAAAACTACCGTGTAAATATCACAACACCATTGAATATTTTGTATGACAGTGCCTTGCCAGATGATCTGCCGGTGATTCCAGAATTAATTGGGAAATACCTGATAATGCGTAAGCATGATCGTGGAGATTTGGTTCAGGCGCTTGATGAGGGTACGTCATTTTTATTGGATGGCACTCAATGGGAAAGCGTGCAAGATTGGTTCTGGTTCAGTGACGTCAAAGATAGCGTTGACACTTTCGCCCGTGCATGGGTGTTAGGTGTCTGGCGCGTTGAGGAAACCGGAGAGGTAGTCAAGCTATGAAAGCAAAGAAGTATCGGAAAACGGCAACCATTGAGGCAGAACAATTTAACGAAGCTAAATGGCAAGAAAAATATCGTGCATGTCACAACCCTGATCAGTGGGAAGCATTGGCTCATCCGTACGGCATTGACCGTTATCATGGTCACTTTATTATTGTGACTCTTGAAGGCGATCTTATCCTGCATGATGGGGACTGGATCGCAACGGGTATCAACGGCGAGCACTGGCCAATTGCTGATGATATTTTCCGGAAGACATATGTGGAGGCGGAGAAATGAAGCCAGTTAAAGGCGACATCATCAGGAACCCATGGGTTAGCGATCCAAAATGGCGAGACTTCATTTTCATTCGGCGCGGAAAGAAATATGTGCACACTTTGAGATCTAATCGTGGACTAATCGAAGATACGTTATTTGACAAAAAAGACGTAGACGAGCGCTTCACAAAGGTAGGCCATTCAGTTGGGTTCGACACCATGCTGCGAGAAATTTCTGGAGGAGGTGAATAATTTGGACAGCAAACGAGCATTGGCCGAAAACCTTAGGAAGAATATATACGATCTGGGCATGACACAAGCCAAATATGCAAAAGAGATCGGAATACCCATCACCACGCTTCAATATGCAGTATCTGGGAAGGGCAGTGTTTCACTCAACACCTTAGATAAAATCGCATATGGAGCTGGGATTGATCCATGGGAGCTCATTCGGAATCCTGAAAGCAAATAAAAAAGCGCGTCTGATGAGGGACGCGCTGGAGGAAGATTAAGCTAAGAGATGTAAGTAATGAATTTCGCCACAATAGAGGCTGCCTCCTTAATCAGTATAGCAAACACAAATATCGAAAGTACATTTAAAAGCATCAAAAAAGCGCGCCGGGTGTTGACGCGCTCTGGAGGCCAGTGTGTGAATTGAAACAGGGTAATAATCATTTTTGGAGTGGGCCTCCGAAGACAGTATAACAAAAAACCGCCGGATTAGCGACGGGTGGAAGACAGGGACTTTTATGCAATACATGGCTTTTGAATAATGGAACTTAAGCCACCATCTTCACAAACAGTATAACAAAAGCGCACCACGAAGGCACGCTTATCCCCCAAACTTTTACAAAATTTATTATACCATAAGGAGTGGACGCAGTGGTGCGAGCAACGAGATATTTTAGCCCAATTGATCATGACAAAACAATTGAAAACGCCAAAGAGGTCTTGGGGAACTACTGGCATCACAAGCGGCTCGCTCAACGCACCAAAATAGCTCTCAGAAGTCCCGTGATTGACGGCATGCCCAAGTCACCTAGCTATGGAAACAAAGCCGAGGAAAAGGTAATATCGCACGCTGACGAGCTGTACTATATAGCGTGCTGTGAAGGTGCTATTGAATCTCTGGATTCAGCGAATCATCGGCTTATACTAACAAGTTCTTACTTAACCAAACGATATAGTGACCAGCAAATAATGGACAAGCTGTTTTTATCAAAAGCCCAGTATTATCGAACAAAACGAGAAGCGTTAATCGCATTCGCTGAGATTTGTCCATTGGTTGAAATCGAGATGAGACCTTTGTGA